AGGATTAAATTGTGAGTTAATTGCATTACCTGAAGCGAGAGATAAAACTTCAACAACTTCAATCGCTTGGTTCTTGGACAAATACCAAACACCAAAGACTCCATTTGTTGTATCTGAATTAAGAGGTAACAAAGTTTATAACTTGTTTAGATTTGTTTCAATTTCAGATGGTAATTCTGCAAACACAGAAGTTAAAATCTCAATTGCAAACATTTCGTTCTCAAATCAAACTTTTGATGTTTTGGTTAGAGATTTCTTTGATACGGATGCAAATCCTGTTGTTTATGAAAAATACACAAACTGTACTATGGACCCGGGTTCTAACAGTTTTGTTGCTAAAAAGATTGGTTCTTCTAATGGTGAGTATCCATTAGTATCTGCGTTCATTATGATTGAACTTTCTGATGAAGCACCGATAGATGCATTACCTTGTGGTTTCCGTGGATTTGAAGAAAGAGTATATGACAGTGTATCAAACCCTTCACCATTCCCTGTAATCAAAAACAAATACTTCTTCCCAGGTGAAACAATCTTTGACCCCCCATTTGGAAGTACTTACGGTGGAACAAACATTGTATCTTCAAGTGGTGATGTCGTAAGAAGAACTTACCTTGGTATGTCTTCACAATTTGGTGTTGACTCTGACTTATTACAATATAAAGGTAGACAAAATCCTGTAGTAGGTTGGGATACCGCAACTGAATCAACTCCATGGAACTACCAAACTCAAGGTTTCCACATGGACTCAGGAGCAACTGTTGTTACAATCAGTAACTCACAAGTTACAAGTGGTACACCAGCGTTTGTTTGTGGTGTTGCAAGTTTTGATGGTGAACCAACAACTCAAGATAACCCATACTACTTCTTGTACTCAAGAAAATATACATTCTGCTTCCAAGGTGGATTTGACGGATGGGATATCTACAGAGAGTTTAGAACTAACCAAGACAGATTTATGTTGGGTGCATCAGGATACTTACAAGGTTCTACACCTACTCAAAGATATCCAACAGCAAATGGTGACGGTACATTTAAGAGAATCGTTGTGGCAAACAATACACAAGATTTTGCTAACACCGACTACTACGCTTACTTACTTGGTATCTTGTCATTCAATAACCCTGAATCAACAAACATCAACGTATTCGCAACTTCAAGTATTGACTACGTAAACAACTCTAACTTGTGTGAAACCGCAATTGGAATGGTTGAAAATGAAAGAGCTGACTCGGTTTATATCGTAACAACTCCTGACTACAACATGTATACTCCTGATGGTGGTTCTCAATATGAAATTATCTACCCACAAGAAGCTGTTGACAATTTGGATGATACAGGAATTGATTCATCTTACACAGCAACTTACTACCCATGGATTTTGGAAAGAGATACTGTTAACAACACTCAAATCTACTTACCACCAACAGGTCAAGTTTGTAGAAACTTAGCGTTGACTGACAACATTTCATTCCCATGGTTCGCATCAGCGGGTTACACAAGAGGTCTTGTTAACTCAGTTAAGGCGAGATTGAAACTTACACAAGAAGATAGAGACACCTTGTATCAAGGTCGTATCAACCCAATCGCAACCTTCTCTGATGTCGGAACTGTAATTTGGGGTAACAAAACTCTTCAAGTTAAAGATTCTGCTCTTAACAGATTGAACGTAAGAAGATTGTTGTTACAAGCTCGTAAGTTGATTTCAGCGGTGGCTGTTAGATTGTTGTTTGAACAAAATGACGAAATCGTAAGACAACAGTTCTTGGATTCGGTTAATCCTATCCTTGATGCAATCAGAAGAGACAGAGGTCTTTATGACTTCCGTGTAACAGTAAGTTCTTCACCTGAAGATTTGGATAGAAACACATTAACAGGTAAGATTTATTTGAAACCTACGAAAGCTCTTGAATTCATCGATATTGAATTCTTCATCACTCCAAGTGGAGCTTCGTTTGAAAATATCTAATAAAAACAAAGTGGGGTTTCGACCCCACTTTTTAGCCGTTTATAAATAATGAATAGAATTAAAGAAGGTTTTGAAGGTAAGGCACCAGATTTAAAATACTATGCCTTTGATTGGGATGACAACATCGTTCATATGCCAACCAAGATAGTTTTGGAAGATACTTCCGGTGACGAGGTAGAAATGTCAACTGAAGACTTTGCAACTTTTAGAGAGAAAATTGGGAAAGAACCGTTTGATTATATGGGTAGAACAATCAAAGGTTACGCTGAAAACCCATTTAGAAATTTTAGAGTGGAGGGTGACAAACAATTTTTGATAGACGCTATGAGAGCAAAACCAGGTCCGGCTTGGGATGACTTTAAAGAAGCAATCAACAACGGTTCCATTTTTGCGATAATCACAGCGAGAGGTCACAACCCAAAAACCATCAAAGAGGGTGTATACAATTACATCATTAATAACTTTGAGGGTATTGATAAAAAAGAGTTATTAAAAAACTTAAAAAAATATCGTGATTTTGTGGGTGAAGAAGAAATGACGGATGAAGAATTAATTCGTTCTTACTTAGAACTCAACAAATATAATCCGGTAAGTTTCGGTGAGGGTTCCGCGGCAAACCCTGAAGAACTTAAGGTAACTGCTATGGAAGATTTTGTAAGATATGTGAAGTCCATGGCGGCACTTTTACAAAAAAGTGCTATACTTAAAAAAGATATTGCCAATAAATTTTCTCCTAGAATACCTTTAATAGGCTTTTCAGATGATGATATTAAGAATGTAGATGTAATGAAGAAACATTTTGATAAAATCAAAGAACCAATTAAAGTATATTCTACTAAAGGAGGAATTAAAAAAGAATACTAGAACTGGACCTAGTGAAGATATAGTTTTTCCAAAAACAAAGTAAAGAGAAAAATTTTCACACAGGTAGTATTTATAATAAAAGATAAAAAATTTAAAGAAATTAAAACAACATGGCTGATTTATTAATGAAAATGCCCATACCTTACGAACCAAAGCGTCAAAACCGCTTTATCCTAAGGTTTCCTTCTTCGTTAGGTATTAACGAATGGTTTGTAGAATCAACAAAACGTCCATCAATCAAAATTAATCCAACTGAGATTCAATTCTTGAACACATCAACATTTGTTGCGGGTAGATTTAATTGGGATGAAATTCCGGTTACTTTCCGTGACCCAATCGGTCCATCTGCGGCTCAAGCTCTTATGGAGTGGGTTCGTTTACACGCAGAATCAGTGACAGGTCGTATGGGTTACGCTGCGGGTTATAAAAAAGACATTGACCTTGAAATGTTAGACCCAACAGGTGTTGTTGTTGAGAAATGGATTTTGTACGGAACATTCCTAACAAATGTGGATTTCCAAACACTTAACTATTCTCAAGATGGTTTAGCAACAATTTCTTGTAGTTTAAGACCTGACCGTTGTGTTTTAATTTACTAATTTCTATTTATTTACTTTTTTAAATCAGTATATTTAACCGTAGAGCCAAACTCTACGGTTTTTTTATTATGGAAGATATATCACAATACGGACAAGAAAATTTCTCAATGCCACATGACGTGGTTCAATTACCTTCAAGAGGTATTTTTTATAAAAACAAAAAAAGTTCTGTTAAGGTAGGATACCTAACAGCTGCGGATGAAAACATCCTGATGGGAAGAAGTGACGATGTCACTATGCAACTTCTTAGAAATAAATTGTACGAACCAGGCATGAGACCTGAAGAGTTATTAGAAGGTGATATTGAAGCAATTTTGATATTCTTAAGAAACACATCTTTTGGTCCTGAAATGGAAATGACTTTGAAAGACCCTGTTACGGGTAATGAGTTCAAAACCCAAGTTTTATTGGACGAGTTAAATATTAATAAAGGTATTGAACCTGACACTGATGGTACATTTTCAACTATCTTACCCGTATCAGGTGCTCAAGTTAAATTGAGACCACTTACATATGGTGATAGTTTAGAACTTAGAAAAGTATTTGAATCGTACCCACAAGGTAGGGTTGTTCCGAGAGTTACTATGAGATTAGTAAAAGAAATTCAAAGTGTTAACGGAAACACTGATAAGGGTGAAATTTCAAAATTTGTGGAGCAGATGCCAATCGCTGACTCTAAATTCATCAAAAAATTTATGAATGAAAATGAACCAAGATTGGATATGGAAAGAATTGTTATGACCCCGTCAGGAGAAAGACTCACAGTGAATGTTGGGTTTGGGGTCGAGTTTTTTCGTCCTTTCTTCTGAATATAGAAAATCTCAAATAGACGAATTTTACTATTTGAAAACATTACTTGGTATGACGTACCAAGAATTTTTGATTATGCCTATCTTCATTAGGAAGTATCTTTTGAATAAATGGATTGAAGATAAATCTCAAAAATAACAAAAGAATCTATTTATTTAGAAATTCAACATGGCGACCAACAATCCAAATGATTCTAATAGTATGGGCGATGTTTTCAAAGCATATCAAGATGCTTTGAATTTTATAGATACTGTAGATAGAATCTATACAGGGATTAATAATATTAATAAGTCTTTAGGGGACAATAGAATAAGAGCCGTTGAGTTTTCAAATGCTATTAGTGATTCGGCTTCAAGTTTAACACGCGTAGGAGCCGAACTATACGAAATAGACGGAGTTATTACAGCTATTAGTGAAGGTGCTCGTAGAAATGTGATAGAATCAACCAAGACTATTACAGAAATTTATGCCGCTGCAGAACTTATAGGTCAAACGGCAGACCCAGCAAGACTTGTTGAAAATTTTCAAGCTGCGGGATATGAAATATCACAAGTTGGTGAGACGGTTGCGGAATCCATTGGATATGTTCAAAGTTTAGGACTTAATTCAAGAAAAATCATGCAAGACGTTGTCAATAGCATGGAATATATGAATAGGTTTAATTTTTCTGATGGTGTTGTTGGATTAACAAAAATGGCCGCACAGGCATCTATGTTACGATTTGATATGGCAACCACCGCAAAATTTGCTGACAGCGTTATGAATCCACAAGGTGCTATTGAAATGGCATCTGCGTTCCAAAGATTGGGTGTTATGGCGGGTGATTTAGTTGACCCGTTTGTGTTGATGGACAAATCAATTAACGACCCTGCAGGACTTCAAGATAGTTTAATTAACCTTACAAAACAATTTACAATCTTTGACGAAAAGACTCAATCGTTTAAAATCGCACCAGGTGCTCAAAGACAAATCAAAGAAATTGCCGAAGCCGCGGGAATGACAGCCGCTGAATTTACAAAAACCGCACTATCCGCTGCTGATATGGATAGAAGACTTGGTCAGATTAATCTTGGTATCAATGCAACTGAAGAAGAAAAAATGTTGGTTGCAAACATGGCTAAGATGGGCACAGGTGCTTTCAAAGGTGACTATGTGGTTCAAATTAAAGACGATGAAGGTAAGGAACAAACGAAAAGGTTAAGTGACTTACAATCACAAGAATTCCAAAAATTAAGGGAAATTCAAGAAAGTGCCCCAAAAACAGTTGAAGACATACAAAGAGCACAACTTGGTATTTTTGAAACTATACAAGCGGATATCAAGGCATTACCAATCCAAATTGGATATGCTATTGCTGGACAATCGGGAATTATTAGAGGTGCAGAAGCACTTAAAAGAGCTGGTGATGATATAGCAAGTGCCTTATATTCTGAAAGAGTTTTAGGCAGTGGTGAAGATACAAGAAAATTCTTTGAAACTGTAGGTGATGGATTTAAAGATTTATTGGTAAAAGCATCAAGAGGTGATGTGAATGCCCTTAATGAAGCTACAAAAAGAGTTGAAGAGAAATCAAATGAACTTAGTAGTAGTGTAGTTTCTAAATTTATGAATTTTGCAACTCAACTTGGTATTGAAAAACCAAGAAGTGCCGAAGAAAGTTATTATAATGAAAAGATTACTTCCGCTGTTGATAAGGCTAGGAAAAGCATGGCTAAAGATGTTGAAGTAAATCAACAAAAAGATGTAAATATTAATGGTCAAGTACGATTTGTTATTGATGCACCTGTTGGTGTAGATACCGCCAGACTTACACAATATGTCCAAAGTCCTGAATTTAGAAATGCCTTAGTAAAAGTTCTTGGTGAAATAGATGAAAATGGAACTAAACCAATTTCATCAAGAAAATAAAATTTTGATTTCTGTATTTATAGAATAAAATAGTATGCCAAGTCCATTAGATTTTCCTAGTTCCGAGGTTTTTAGAAAGAAACTTATTGTTAGGAACCTTGTGCCATACAAAAAGTCGCCATCAAGTATTACCCCTCCGATTAACTATGAGACAATCCTTAGGGATATGGCTCCTACGGACAGTAATGATGCGTTAATTGACAATCCAACTTTTGCCAACCAAGCATATCCTCTTAACCAATATGGTAGAGATGGTGGATATATTCAGGTACCTGATGTTAACACCCTTAAAAATACAAACTCAAACGAGGGGGAATACGATTACACCGATGCGACAATTCTCAATGAAGGTCAACAAGCTGCTCGTACAGGTTTCCCCGGTGTTCAGGGTGCTTGGTTACCACTAAACCCATTTGGTGGAACAAATACACAGAATCAGTTATATGATTCAGGATTATTCTTTACTCAATTAGAAATCTTACAGAACAGACATGGTAGAGGTTCCAACAACCAACCATATCCCGATACATTTAATCCTTCATCATATAGAGCGTCATCACTTATTTTGAACCCCGACCCACTTGGTTCGGATGGTTTATTATCAAGTGACTCTTATCTTGCTAAAATCAGTGCTGGTTTCTACAAGGAACAGTTCTTATTTAACTCCGCAAGAGAAATAAGACGAAACACATTAGGAAGAGCAAACTTCCTTAACGTCAATGGAGGGGAGGATATCCTCAATATCTTAACAGGTAGAGTTCCTATCTTGGAACCAAACTACACCATTACCCAGCCAACATCATTGGTGGGTGCGTCAGCCGATTTATTAAATAGGGTTTCAGGGACTTATGTTCCACTATCTACAATACCAGGAAGTTACTTTGACCCAAGTATTAACCCCCAAAATCAGGGAACCACACAGCAATTGTTTGGGGCTTACGCGGGGGCTAACTTGGCATCGGGAATCGGAAGATTCTTCGGTAGTCTTTTTGGTTCACCTAAGACAGGTTCCGCGTTGTTTTTGGAAAACACCGGAGCAGGTCAAAAGTCTATATTGTTTAAAAACTTAGAATACAACATCTATAGACCAAACTATTCAAAGAACATCTTTGATAGAGTTGCAGGGGTTCTAAGACCCGCAACAGAAAACGCAGGGTTTTATTATGTTGGTTCAGAGACTTCAGAACCAAGTAATGTATTCTCACCCGTTGGTGATGTACCTACCGACCAATTCGGAAGAGAGGTTAAAGCGCCTGTTTACGGACCATCAGAACTTTCACAACTTTATGAGGGACCCGGTAAAGCTCTTAGACTTGGGGCTAACGGACCGACATACAGTAGTGGTGGGGGTATTGAAGGTGGTTTCACTTGGGTATCACCGAAGTTCAGAGGAAATGCTGGTAAGTATGTAAGTCCGGGTGGAGACCCAACAAGTGAAGACCCCGACTTTGGACCTGCAGGATACGGACCAACTGAATCAACAAACTACACCTTCAGACAAGGTTCTATCATGGATGATACTCAACGTATCATTGATTCACAACCAAGAGGAGGTAAAAGATTCCAACACGTAGGAAACGCAATTGACCAAGTATCCAAGGTATTCAACGATGGATACAAAGAGATTACCAAAGGTTCAAAAGTTGTTCGTTATGTTGGTGAAATCGGTCAAGAAAGAGGTGCTGAATATTGTAGAATCTTCACCAAAGATACTCCATACCTTCAGTTTAATGACTTACAGAAAACCGATGGTATTACCACACAAGGTAGAAAGTTTGCTTATTCAGTATTTGATAACACATATAACTTAAACAT